CGTTATACAAAAGTAAAAAATCCTTATTTTAAAATATATGATCCTCGTAGTAATGATGAAAAAGTTTTAAATGAAGTAGAGTATGAAGAGTACAAGCAAGAACCAGTAGTTGTAGTGTCCAATGCAGAAGGGGAAACAATTTATACAGACAAACAAAATGTCACTACATATACTCAAATTATACAAGAATTAGGATCTTCTAAATTTCATTTAATGATGGATCCTCAAACAGGTCAAAATGTACCTATGGCTGGAGAAGAGCACAATGGCTCTATTCCAAACTCTACTACGACAATAGATCTTCTTACTAAAGGTGATCTTATTGAAAGTAAAGAAATTATGGTAAATGAGATAGAAGTAACTAACGTACAACAATGTGTTAGCGTAGGAGATCATCAATTATATATGGTAGATCTTCCTATTGAAGAATACCCTATTGTGCCATTTATGAATGGATTTAATCGTAATCCATATCCTATGAGTGATGTACGATTAGTAAAAGGATTACAGGAGTACGTAAATAAAATACGTTCTCTTATTGTTGCTCATGCTTCTAGTTCTACTAATGTAAAGTTATTAATACCTCGTGGTAGTATGAACAAAGCAAACCTTGAAGCAGAATGGGGAAAAGCAGGTACTGCTGTTATTGAATTTGATCCTGAATTAGGACAACCAATTGTAGCAGCTCCAGTTCCTTTGCCTAATGAGTTATATAAAAATGAAGCAGATGCTCGTGCAGACATAGAACGTATCTTAGGTATTTATGCGTTAATGCAAGGCGATCAGGGAGGAGCACCTCAAACCTATAAAGGAACTGTTGCTCTAGATGAGTACGGACAAAGAAGAATTAAATCAAAGCGTGATGATATTGAAGAATGTATTAATCAACTTGCAAAAGTGGTAGTTAGCCTTATTCAATACGTATATACAGATCAAAAAGTATTCAGGTTAATGCAACCTAATAATCGCCCTACCGAAATACAGATTAATCATCCCCTTTATGATGACGTTGGTAATCTAATGGGTAAAGTAAACGATATAACTATTGGTAAATACGATGTTATTGTGTTATCTGGTTCTACTCTTCCTTCTAATAGGTGGGCACGTTTTGAGTACTACATGCAGTTATACTCTTCAGGTTTAATTGATCAGATTGAAGTGTTAAAGCAAACAGATGTTGCAGATATGGAAGGTGTATTAGAAAGAGTAGGACAGATGAAACAAATGCAACAACAGGTTCAAGCACAAGCTGAACAGATTAAAGATCTTAAAGGAGACTTACAGACAGCACAACGTGAATCCTTACATGATCGTAAGCGTGTAGAAGTAAAAGAATTTGAAAAGAAGCTTGCAAAAGCAGAAGCAAAAGTAGAGATGGCAGCTAAACTATATCAAACACGTTTAGCAGATGATCTTAAACTGGCTAAAGATGATATAGCAGAGTTTGATCAACGTAGAAATACTTCTAGAGAAATGAATCAAGAAATGCTAAGGCTGGAGGAATAATGAGTTTTTTAAAAGGAACATTAGGAATGATTGGTGGTGGGATGGGAGCAATGGCTCTTTTAAATGAAGGAGAAGGTTTACCAGAAGGTGATCGAATGATGCCAAAAGATTTTAGATAATGGACAATCAAGTTAATAGCGAAGCTCTAGGAAAATACATGAGAGATAGTGCTTATGTATGGCATAATATGATGGGTGGAGGAACAGTAGGTGCTTTTAAAAAAATGCTTAGTGGTGGTTTAGTAAATCATTATACTGAAAACGATGAAGGCTTTAGAGAGTTTGTTAGATCTCAAGATCCTATGGCTAAAATACAAATTATTAAAAATTATAGAAATAATGATAATGGATTTATGTATGCCGATACAGATGAAGATATGATAGAAAAATTTAAAAAACATAATTTGTTATAAAGAATTGAAGAAAGCGGTTGCTGGAAATATCCAAATCGCAAAGGAAAAGTAATGGAGAATATCTTAGAAACACGTAATGCTGATCAACCACAGACAGAGAATGTTAGTGTGCCAGTAGAGCAACCTAGCATTTTGTCAGGGGAAGCACCTGTAAATAACACAGGCGTGGTTGAACCAATTACGAATGAAGCAACACCAGAGACTACCCCTGATGAGACAACTCGTTTTGAATATTGGCAGTCACAAGCTGATAAAGCCAAGGGTGAATTAAGTACAATTCGGAATGAACTAGATTATTATAAGAATAGTCTTGCTCCAGTAGAGCAGATGATTCGTAGTAATCCTGAAGTTCTGAACCAATTAGAACAGTCACCCTCCAATGGACAAGCTCAAGGATACCCAAACGGATTTCAAGAGACTTCACTGAAGGAGCCATCAGCACCTGAAAGACCACTTTCATACAGCGAAGTAGATGCATTAAATGATCCAGAATCTGAATCGTTTAAGCATAGACTAGCTAAAGAAAAATATCGAGATGATTATCTTGGTTTTTTACAAAAAAAAGATCAAGTAAGAGAGAAGGAATTGCAAACACAATACCAAGCTCAAATGCAACAGCAACAAACTCAAATGATGCAGACGCAGGCACATAGCCACGCTGTAAACGCTTATGGGTACGATGCTAATAAAGCAAATGAATTTGTACAGTGGGCACAAAATCCTGACAATCTAACGATGGATAATTTAGCTAAGTTGTTTGAATTAAGAACTAGTACTAACCCAGTAGTGCAACAAAAAACACAGGAAATGCAAAACCAAGCACAACGTTTAGCAATACCTAAAACTGCCGCAGTGCAGACTGGTAAAGCTGAACAACCACGTTCGGATGAGCAGATGTTTAGCGATGCATTATTAGGAAGGTAATAGTTGTAAAGTAAACTAAAATATACTCTGTAAAAGAGTAAAATTAAAATAGGAGTTACAAAATGGCTACAGAAAAGCTACTAAAAGCTTCTGGTGTACTTTATACGGATAGACGGAATTTTTACGTAGATCCGCAGGTCACTAAGGAGCTATGGACAGATGTGTCACCTTTCACTACTTTAATTAGTAATCAAGAACAGCGTGCAGTACCTGATCCTACATTTAAAATGTTTGAACATAGAAACCCTTGGGTTAAGCAAGAGTTTCAAGCACATGAAGATATAAGTTCAGATTCTGGTGTATTACCAGCTGATGACACTCTTCCAAATGAGCTTCAAATTAAAAGCATTTTAGGTTTAGCGGCATCAGTAGATAGTTCTTATATTGGTCTTGTTTGTGAAGTTTGGGATTCAGCCAAAACAACAAACAAAGGCGTGGTAACAATTACAAATGCTGGAGGTACTTTAACTACTGATCATATTATTATTAAAAATCTAACTGGTTCATCTATTGATATAAATGCAAATGACTATTTTATCGTTGTTGGTAATGCTCATGGTGAAGGTAGTTCAGCTCCAGATGCATGGTCAGATGAATTGCAAGTTGTTTACAACTCAACTCAGATTTTTAAAACACCTTTGCAAGTTACTGGCACTCTAGAAGCGGCAGTACTAAGAGGTGAGTCTTCTGAGTTAGCTAGACTTCGTAGAATGAAAGCTCAAGAACATAAAATGCAAAAAGAAAAAGCATTTTTGTTTGGAAAAAGAGTTGGTGGAACTGGATTAGGTGAAGCTTCATATCTAGGTGGAAATAGAGCGGCTAATGTTGATGAGTCTTTTACTGATGGTGGAAGAACCGATGTAAATGGAAACTTAATAAGAACTACTTATGGAGTTATTTCCGCATTAGAAAAATATGGTGAATCAACAGCTACACACGATGCTCAAAACGTGTTTACTGTAGACTCAACTTATAGCTATGGTAGTTTCGTTGATGATATGGAAAAAGTATTTCAGTATGTACCAGAAGCAGGTGTAAAACGTGCTTTCTGTGGTGCTGGAGCTTTAGGTTACTGGTCTAAAATGGCAGGTGATTCAGGTTTAGCTGGTAGTTCAGGATGGACAGTTAATCTTGGAGACATGAAACGAGATGGTCTTGGTTTCAATTATCGTGTACTAGAAACGCCTCATGGTATGTTGCAGTTAATTCCAACTCCAGCTTTACGTGGGCCTTACAATAAGCACATGGCAGTTGTTTCTGATGAGAATTTATTCCATGCTGTCTATAGACCTTCTATGTATCAAACTAACATCAAACAAGACAATGCTTTTGATGGTGTAAAAGATCAATACATGTCTGATGAAGGTGTAGGAATACAGCTTATTGAAAGTCACTCACTGTTTAAAATCACAGCGTAAGGAGGCTAATTATGGCTAGACCTTATTTAGGTGGTTCAAGTGCAGGTATCAAAGAGCTAACAGCAGTGTCTACTTTAAGTAGTGCTGATAGTGGGAAAGTGTTTATGCTTAATTCAGCTACTGAATTTGCTACTACATTACCTGCTCCTAGTAACACAGGATGGGAAGCTACTTTTATTGTGAAAGCAGCTCCTTCTAGTGCTAGTTACACAATAGTTGCTCCTTCTGGAGCAATACTAGGTTCTGTTAGTGCTGGTGCAGCTGATGACGTTGCAGATACAAGTGATGGTAGTGATACTACTATTACTTTTGTTGATGGTCAAGCAGTTGCTGGTGATTATGTAAAGTTAGTATCTGATGGTACAAACTTCTACATAGTTGGAGGACTTGGAAAAGTCGCAGCTGGTATAACGATTAGTTAATAAACAAAACAAGTTGGGGGAGTGTAATGCTCCCCTAACATTGAACATATGACACAACAACAATTAATAGAAACAGTAAAACAACATCATCCAAACTTATCGGATACTCAAATAAGAATACATTTGAATACCGCTATGAAAGAATTTTGTAGAAAAACTAGAGTACTTGAAACTTTGTACACTTTTAATACTGTTGCAGGAAAAAGATATTATAACCTCGATGATGCAATTGTAGAAGTAAAAAGAGTAGACTACGATAATTATCAAATACCTAGATTAGTTGGTCAACCAGAAAAAATAGATACGGATGTATAATGTCAAGTAACGAAAGAACAAGTGCATTAAAAAAAGTATATTGGATTGAAAGAGATGCTATAGCAATTGCACAACGATCTGATAGCGATACAAGTACAGATTATGTATCTGTAACTGAAGTTAAAACAATAAATGTACATGCAGTTAAAACAGATGAAAAATTTGTTGCTTCTGGTTCAGGTATATCAATGGATGAGTCTTCTATTATTCCTGAAGAGTTTCACGAAGGATTAACATATTACGTTATAGCAAAAGGGTATGAATTAAAACCTGAAACATTACAAGCTTCTGTTTTTTGGAAAGGGTTATGGAAAGAACAAATTTCTGAAGGAAAAACATATGCAAATAAACAACGAGATGGCTCAAGTTATCACATACAACAACACGACTTTTAAATGACAATATTTTCTGAATTACATAAACAAGGTGGTCAAGTAAAAGGTGTATCGGCTGGAGATTTTGAAAACGATCAAAATTCTATAGGATTAGTAAGTACTTCTAATTTTCCTAGTAACGGTGAAGTTGTTTTTAAAGACACTTTAGGTAAAGTGCAAACCCTTACATACACAAGTAACAACACAAGTACGAATGTTCTTTCTGGAGTATTAAACTCTTGGGAAGGAAATGGAATACTTGAACAAGGTTTTCCTGTTTTTGAAAAAGCATATTATCTTTCAGGAGCTAATTATACTGAAGTGAATATAACATAATGCAAAGTTTTAAGATACAAATAGAAGATTTAATTGGAGATGTAGCAGATGATACTCTTATCTCAAGTTCTATTCAAGATATTGGAGCAGAGCTAGTAAGCGTAAGTCCAATACAAAAATTAAAAAATTATATAAAAACTACTGCTATATCTAGTAGTGGATTAAACATTGCTAGTAAAAAAATTATAACAGTAGAAAAAGGCGATTACATTGCTAGAGAAATAAGAGCAAGTGATAAAGCTAAATACAAAGATACAGGAAGTATTTAT